TCACAAGAGCCTCAGACGGCCCGCAGCCCCTGCGCCGTAACGCGCCGATATCTGCGCCACCTCGATCTGGTCGCCGGGGGCCACTGCATCGGTGGTTTGATCAGACACCGCATAGACCCAGGATGGCTGGCTCAGCTGTTCTTCGCGCAGCACCCTGTCCCCGCGCAGCAGACGCAGGCGATAGCGTTCCTGATCTTCCCCCAGCGGAATGTCCTCACCCTCCCAGCGGTCCGCGTCAATCCGTCCGCGCCGGATCCAGCTGAAGGTCACGTCGCCTGCGCCCAGCGCGCCGCTCTGGTGCAGATGCACGGGGGCATAGGGGCGCAGGCCCTCGCCACCAAAATCCGCCTCAAGATGGGTGTAGCTTGGATCATCATAGGGGCGGGCCGCGGTGCCGATGCGATAATGACGATTGAGCCCGCGCTGATTGGCGCTCAGCTCGATTTGATCCGGCACGCCGTTCATGGCCACGACATAGGACCCCTTGGGCCAAAGCGGCGGCATCCGGGCATCGCTGCCCTGCAGCCCGCGCAGACGGTTTGAGAGCAGATAGCGACCGGGCGCAATCAGCTCGGCGGTGGTGAACTGGAACAGCTCCCAGTTGGCCGGGCTGCCATCCCCGATGGCCATCAGATTGGCCCCGTTCAAGACCGCCTGTGGGTCGCGGCCATGAAGCTGGCCGTGGATCAGGTCGACCTCCAGCGCAGCCCCCCGGTCCCAGCGCCCCAAAGGCCCGGCCGCAAGGGCGGTGTTTGTCACCCCGACCGTGGCAGACGCGGCAAGAATGTCCTCCAGCCCATAGTCTGCATCACCGGGCGCAGCATAAACCGCAACGCGGCCTGGCCAGGGGTCAGCGACCACCGCGAGATGGGGCGCATGTGGCAGCTCGTCCCCGCTGATGAGCGGCAGATCAAGGAACAGTGGCAAAACCGGCACGGGCGCGGCAAAGGGGGTCACCCCCGGCAGCTCTTCCTCCAGTGCGGGGCGGGTGTAGATCTCCGGGTCGATCCGCACCGCCTCTATCAGCTGGGTCTGGCCCTGCTCCACCCGGTCGATGCGATACTGCGCTGTGGGATCGGGGGGCTGACCATCCCGGCCCAGCGCGGCAGGGTCTTGGACCGGCAGGGTGATCACATCTCCCGCACCGATGCACATCTTTGAGGGCGGCAGCTCCAGGCGCAGGCTGTCACGGGCAATGCGGGCCTCGCTCAGCCAGCGCTGGACGATCTGGCGTCCCTCTGTGCGGGTCAGCGCCATGGGCAATTCCGTATCGCTCACGCCATGTGTGGCTTCATCCGGCAGGATCGCCTCTTCCACCCGCAGATCATGGGGGCCACCCCAGTCAACAAACCGCAGCCGTACCCGACCGGACAGCTCTGCCTGGGCGGCGCGTGTGCGTTCAACCGTGCCGTCGATCTCCTCGCCGTCAACCAGCGCGGCAAGAGCAAGCGGCTGTGCCCCGCGACCTGATCGTGCGCGAAACTGCAAGAGCCCGTCACGTTCGATGGCATCGACCCAATGGCGCAGCAGCAAGGGCTGCAGGGCCGCGCGGGCCTCTGCGATGTCACTGACAGTGTAGCCCCGCACCAGACCCTCGACCCCCGTCAGGGTCAGCGCATCGCAGGAGAGCCCGGCCCCGAGACAGATTTCTTCAAGAACCGAGGCAAGGCTGCGCTGCCCGACCCGTCCGTTCAGCCAATGGCCGCGCAGATAGTTTTCTCCGTCGCTCCAGATGCCCAGCGCATTGGGAAAGGTGGGAAAGGGGCGCGCGTCCCAGGCCCAAACATAGGCGTTGGACATATCCAGCATGGGCCCGCCGTAGATGTCCGAGATCGGATTTCTGCCCTCCTCCTGCCAATAGCCCAACACGGCCCGCAGATAGGCCAGTTGCATCAGGTCGTCACGCTGACCGTCCGAATGTTTGGGCAGTTTTGATTCCGAGCTTTTGGGGTCGAGAAACTTGTTGGGTTGATTGCTGCCCTTGTCGATGGCGGCGCATCCCAGTTCGGTGAACCAGATGGGTTTGCTTTGGGGCTCCCATGCGGTGGGCAAGGCTGCGCGCATTCCGTCTATGCGGTCATGGTGGGGATTGGACCACCAGTTGCGGATATCCTTGTACCGCCACACCCAGGCCTCATCATGGGCGCCATCGGTGATCGGGGTGCGGATCTGGGCCGCTTCGGCGTCGGTTGAGTGGTAATACCACTCATAGCCTTCACCCCCTTCAATGCCGCCGCGCAGATAATCGAGGTCATAGATGCTGGGCGCACCGGCCTCCGCATCCAGATGATCCTCGCCTGCGCGCCAGTCGGACAGGGGCATGTAGTTGTCGATCCCGATGAAATCGATCTCCGGATCTGCCCAGAGCGGATCGAGGTGGAAATAGCGGTTTCCCTCCGGGCTCTTGTAGCCCCAGTATTCGGACCAGTCCGCTGCATAGCCGATCTTGGTCTCTGCCCCCAGTATCTGGCGCACCTGCTGGGTGAGATCGCGCAGCGCGGCAACCGCGGGAAAGCCCTGATCATCGCGGATCTGGGTCAACGCGCGCATCTCTGAGCCGATGCAAAAGGCCTCTACCCCCCCCGCCGCAGCACAAAGTGCGGCGTTGTGCAGGATGAACCGCGCGAGCCCCCAATCCTCTGGATCGCCACTATAGGTGACGCTGCCGGGGCTGGCAGGCTGGCCGTTCTGCGCAGCCTTGCCCACGGTGATGGTGAAATCCGCAGCTGTCACCTGACCAAAGAAGGCCGCAACCTCGCTCTGCGCAGCGGCACTGCCATCGGGGCTGCCGGTCTGCCCCGGAGCCACAGACAGGGTGATCCGCCCCCGCCAGGGCAGATGCGGCTGTCCGGTCTGACCGGTCCAGGGATCGGGCAGGTCATTGCCTGCGAGCTGGTCCATCAGGATGAAGGGATAGAACATCACCCGCTGGCCGCGCGCCTGCAGCGCATGGATGGCCTCCATCACCGCCTGATCGGTCGGGGTGCCACCATAGATGGGCCGGTCCTCCACCCGCACGATCAACTCTGCCTCGGCCCGACCAATCCCGGCAACGCCCCACGGCATATTGGCGCCTTCGACCTCGTGCCGTTCTACCTTGGGGCGGATCTGACAGGCACCGCATCGCAGGTCATTGCCAAACCACGACACGATCAGCGAGGCCGCACCGCAGTTTGGCAGCTCTGCCTCCAGCGTATCGAGAGAGGTGACAAGGTCGCTCTCTCCCGAGGGGCTGTGAGAATTGGCAGGTTTGGCCTGTCCGGGGCCGTGATCGTAATGCACCGGAGTGGCGGCCAAGGCATATTCGCCCGTGCCCGGCATCAGCGCCACCCCCTGCACCAGTTGTGGCAGGTCCAGATCATAGCTGCTGCTGTCGGGCTGTTCGGCGCGCAGCACTTCGAACGAGAACTGCGGCACCCGGTTGCCAAAGCGCTCCAGCGACAGGTTCTCCATCACCACATAGGCGGTGCCGCGATAGGCTGGCACCTGCCCTGCTCCCTCTATCGCCTCCATCACCGGATCGGGCGCCTGATCCATGGTGCCCCGGTAGACCGTCATGTTGAGATCCTTGGGCGCCACCTCTTCGCCATCGGCCCAGACACGGCCGATATGGGTAATCTCTCCCCCGCAGACCGCAATCGCCAGTGAGACGTCATAGCTGTAGCTGGTGACCTGAGGCTGGCGCGCGCCGCCGCCCTTGCCGCCGCCCCCGGTGGTGGTTGTGGTTTCGCGAAACTGCGAGGCCCAGATCACCTGCCCGCCAACCCGCATCCGGCCAAAGACCTGCGCCACCGGCTGGCCGTCGCTGGCATGGGTGAGGCGAAAGCGTTCGACGCGGCCGGTCTCTACCGGTTCGCTGCCTGCCCCAAAAAGGCGGCTGTCAATGGCGCGCCCCACCGTGGCCCCAAAGGCGCGGCCAATCGCAACCGAGGACAGGCCCGCAACAGCCCCACCCACAGATCCACCAAGCGCAGCACCCGCTGCCGACAATAGAATGGTCGCCATCACATCACCTCTTCACCAACTGCGTCACTGTCTGCATCGCCCTCGCCGCGCGTGTTGCTGCACCCGGCAGTCGCCTGCATCGGAAAGGCAAAGCGCGCCACGATCCGCCGCTGCCAGGGCCTGCTGAGCGCGGTTTCCACCACACCGTGGCCGCAATAGGCGTGGATGAACCGCGCGGGCGCATCAACGGCGGTCTGGATCGCCACATGTTTGGCCACTGCACCCGCGCGCATGCGAAACAGGATCACATCCCCGATGGCCGCCGCCTCATGCGGTTTCGGCGCAAGATGGCGCAAAGCCGCCTGCCACAGCGCCTCTTCGCCCTGTGGTTCGGACCAATCCATCGTATAGGCGGGCGGCTGTTCGGGTTCTGTTCCGTAGCAGCTGCGCCAGACACCCCGGATCAGCCCCAGACAGTCGCACCCGGCCCCCAGCGCAGAGGCCTGATGCACATAAGGCGTGCCAAGCCATTGCCGCGCAGCCGCCACGATCATGTCACCTGTTGGCTGGCTCATCTGCGGCTCCCCCCGGTGTTGCTGCCGCTCTGGCGCGGCACGCTCATCACCCAGTCCTCGCCCGGAATGTCGGGAAACCCCTGAAAGTTCGAGACATTGTCAAATCGCGCCCTGCAGGTGGCAAACCGCTTGTCGCAGCCTGCCGTCAGGCAGATCGCGTCTCCGGGCCTCAGCGCGGCGCGGATCGGCTCCCACAGGGTGAGACGACGGTGGCTGCCCTGGGGGTCAGGCGCGGTGACCGCATCCCCAAGACTGCCTGCCACGGTTTGATCGCTCTTGATCATCGCCCAGAGCCCACGGGCCTCGCCGCTCAGCACATCAAGGCGCCCGCCTGCAAACCAGCCCGGTTCAAACCCCATAAGCGCTGCAAACGTCAGAAACTGCGCATCCTCAAGACCCGCAACCGTCGTCTCCAGCCGATACCCCGGCGTGCTGAGATCAAAGCCACACTGCCGATCGCCCAGAACCGCAGTGCACGGTTTCTGGTAGATCCGCCCCATCGGCTGGTTCAACACCTCCGTCAGGCCCCGCAGCTCTGCCTCAAACGCACCACCTGCGCGGCGGATCTGGCCGAAATGGCCCCGAAACTGCAGCCAGCGCACCGAGACATCCGCCCAGTTCACCAGCCAGCAACGCACCTCGGCGCCATCAAAACGGCCCGCGTCGATCTCTGCTTCTGAAATCGCCACATCGCTCAGCGCGCCAAGCGCCTCGCTGTTGTCGATGGCAAGCCCCGTCGCCTGTTCCAGATTGCGCGCGTTCAGCCCGGTGCCCGCGCGAAAGCGCAGATCCTCAAAGCCCGCCGCATCCGCGCCAGTGGCGCCAAACTGCAGATCGCAGTCGTGATCGGTAAAACCATAGCGCGCACCGTCCACGCGGCGCACTGCCCAGCAGCGGCACAGCGTCGTCAGCCCGGTGGCGAGATGGGCCTGGAACGCCGCGCTCATGCCGCCCTTGGCTGCGGTTGGTGTCTCTGGCCCGCTCATACCCGCAGCTCCACCACCGGGACGTTGGGCACATCACCGGCCTGAAAGGAGGCAACGCTGGTCTGGATGCGGTCCGTGTCAAACCGCACCGGCACGTCAAACTCGAACCCCGCCCGCACCGCGAGGCCGGATTCCGGCGGGTGAGTGAACCGGATCAGGCCGGTCGATGCATCAAGGGTGTAATCCACCCCCTCCTGCAGCGCGTCCTGTTCGACACCCACCCGCACCGACCCCACCACGGGTTTGCTGATCGGGCGATCATAGCTTTGTGCGCCAGAGCGATAGCTCTTGGTCAGTTGGAAATCCTGCCGGACCCCATCCCCCATGCCGATGACCTGATCGTCAAAACGCACCTCCTGCGACGCGGCTGAGGATTTGTAGTCGGACCAGTCTTTCCAGCGAAACCCGTACATCTGGCCCTGGCGCGCCTCGAAAAACGCGATCAGGGCCTCGATGTCTTCGAGGCTGCGCAGCCCCAGTCCCGCGTCATAGCGGCGGCGCGAATGGGCCCAAGGGGTGTTGCGTTCCTCAAACCCATTGGCAAGCGTCACCACATCGGTGCGCCGCTCTGGCCCGCCGATGGAGCCAAAACTCAGCGATGCGGGAAAGCGTACGTCGTGAAAGCAGGGGGCGATTGGGGCGGTCTGGTCCATGTCAGATCTCCGGACTACGGTGGAAAGAAGGGGCAAGCCCGCGACCGGGCCGAGCAGTTTGGGCGGTATCTGTGGGCCGTATCTGGCAGGCTAGCGGTTTCGACTGCCCCGGCTCAGGGCGCGACTCAGCTGGGCGGCGATCTGGCCCTGACTGCGCTGAAACCCCTGCACATCGGGCGTCTGGATGTTCATCACCACCTGGGTTGTGCCACCGCCCCCGGCCCGCACCCCAAGCGCGCCATCCGCCGTGCGCGCAAGCGGCAGAATCGCCTCGGGTCCGGCTTCGCCCATCAACCCGGTGCCGCCGCGCATGGGAAAGGACACAGGCCCCGACACCACGCCCCCACGGGCAAAGGGCATCACGCGCCCCTGCGAAAACGCCGCCCCGTCCGCAAAAGGCAGCAAACCGCCAACCAGCGACTGCATGCCATCAGACAGCAGCCCGCCGACGTGTTGGGTCACGGGCTTGATGGCGGCGGAATAGGTGGTCTGGATCATCGAACGCGCCATTGTGTCCAGCGCGTCCGACAGCTTCATGCCGTCAAAGACCACCCCGTCAAAGGCGCGGCGCAGCCCCTTGGACATGCCGCGTTCCAGGGTCTGGGCATCCTGCTGGGTGGCAGCAAAGGCCGCGCGCACCCGGCGCAGCTCTGCATCGAAACTAGCCGCCATAGAGGCCGCATCCCCCAGCGCTGCCCCAAGGGCATCACTGCGCTGTTCCAGCTCGCTCAAGTCGCTGTCGGCCATGTCTCGGGCTCCTTTCGTGGTGTGGTGTCGCGGTCGGGGTCATCATCCGTGTGGGCTGCGTCCGGAAAGGCGCGCATCAACGCCTGCAGCCCGTCGCGCGCCAGCGGCCTGTCGCCGCTGTCCTGCCCCAGCATCAGCCGCAGCTCTGCCGGGGTCAGCGCCCAGAACACCGCAGGGGGCAGACGCAGGTGACACAGGCCCGCCCGCATCAGCGCACGCCAGTCCAGGGCCGGTGCATCGCGGGCGTCCTTCATGCCGCTGCCCCGGTGCCAAAGCTCAACGCCAGCAGCTGCGCCGCAACCTGCGCCGCACGGACAGGACCGCCGGTGATCTCCGCCTCGGCAAGAGTGAGCGCATCAAGCGGCTGGCCACCGCCCTGAAGCCCCGCCACCAAAAGCGCCAGCACATCGGTGGCAGAAAACCGACCCTCTTCGAACCGGGCAACCAGCGCGATGAGAGAGGGTTCCTCCAGCTGCGCCTCAAGCGCGGCCAGCGCACCCAGCGTCAGGCGCAGCACATGCACCACGCCATTGATCTCCAGCGCGACCTCTCCGGCGTGGGGATTGGCCAGAGTGCCAGCGGACATAAACCTGTGGGCGGCGAAGCTACGGGGGGCTATCTGATCCATGCCGGCCCCCATCAAATCGCCGTAAAGACCAGCGCACCGGCACTGGCCAGCGACAGCTCATAGGTGGCTTCGCCATTGTGGCTGCCTGCATATTCCAGCGCCGTCACCTGAAACGGGCCCTCGACGATGCCGAAATCCGGGATGATCACCTGAAAGGCGGGTGTCAGCCCGTCAAAGAACAGCTGGCGTGCCCGTTCATCCGTGCCCGCATCGCGAAAAATGCCCGAGCCCGAAATATTGGCAGAGCGCACCCCGGCCCCCGCCAGCAGTTCGCGCCAGCCACCCTGGCTTTCCAGGCTGGTGACATCGACGCTTTCGGCGTTAAAGCTGATCCGCGTGGCGCGCAGCCCTGCGATGGTTTCGAACTGGCCATCGGCGGTCATATCCACCTTGACCAACAGATCCTTGCCGTTCTGGGCACCCATGGTGTTCTCCTTTGATCTAGCGATGTCTGACCGGCGCCCAATTCAGCTGAACATTGCACGCCAAGCCATTGGTTTGATTTCATAGTTTCCGGCAGCGGGCGTCAGCCGTCCTCTACCCGTGCGGCAAAGCGCAGGGCGATGCGGCGGCCCCCGGATTTCGTGCGATTGGCGACGGCCCGGTCAAACCAGAGGCCGACAAGCCGGCCGCGGCTGAGGGTCAGCTGCGCCGCGGCCAGGCTGTCGCAGATGGTGGCTGCGATGCCCTTTGCCCCGGCAAAGCCTGCGGTATCGGTGTGAATTGCGATCTCGACCAGATGGCGCGCGCCTGCGCCGCTGCGATCAGAGCGGTCCTGCACATCCTCCGGGCCGAGGGTCACATAGGTCTGGGGCAGCGCCCCGGCCGGCAGCGCATCATAGATCGCCGTGCCCACCTGCGCCGCAAGCGCGGCGTCAGTGCTCAGATGCTGATAGATTGCCTGCTGCAACGGCAGGGCCAAGGCATAGGTCATGCGGTGGTCTCCTCTGTCACGAAACAGGTCAGGTAGCGTTGATCGGGGTCGCCCTCTGCCACGGCATCAATGCGAAAGATCCGGCCCCCGTCGCGAAACCGCTGATCCGGGCGTGGTCTGGCGCTGTGGCCCACCGGAGCCGCGCGCAATGTGATGCGGTAGCGTTGCAGCGACAGGCTGGTGCCCAGCCGATCGGTGCTGCGCCCGCTGAGCGCGCGCATCTCGCACCAATGTTCACCAAGCACCTGCCAGGCCTCGACATGACCGCCCGCGCCATCCGAGGTGCGGCGGGGATCTTCGAGCATCAGGCGGCGCGACAGCCGGGGTTTCAACGGGGCGCGATAGGGGATGGGTTTGCCAGCCATGTCACTGCCCTCCTGTCAGGATAGGACGCGCGCCCAGTGTCACCCGCAGCGGGCGATAGCGTTCGATCAGGGAGCTGACGCCAAAGGGCATACAGCCCCCCTGCAGGCGCAGATCATCGCGGTATTCGTAGTAATGCGCCGCCAGCATCAAGACCGCCTGTGCCAGATCGCCCGGCACTGCGACCCAGCTGCCGGCAAGCCCCGCGCGCAGCGTGATGCGGATCTGTCCGTTGCGGGGAATGGCCGGCAAGGTGGTGCCGGTTGCACATAGGCGCGGCTGATGGCTGTCCGGCTCCAGCCGGTAGTGGCTGGCGGGGATCTCTGTCTCTGCGCCCTGGGAGTCAATCGCGGTCAGGATTGCCACGGTCTGAACCGGTGCCAGCGGCAGCACATCCACCGCCGGTGTCTGCCAGCGGCTGACCAAGAGGGCAAAATCGCGGGCCAGGATCACCTTGGCGGTGCGTGCCTCGATCGCGGTGATCGCCGCGCGCAGATAGCCCAGCAGAACCTCATCCTGCAGTCCGCTTTCGTCAAACCCTGTCCCCAGCCGCAGATGCGCCTTGAACGCCTCTTTGGGCAGCACCTCCTCCGGGATGGGTGTCAGTTCACTCAACATCATCTTCACACTCCAAACGGTTGTCAGGTTTCGGTTTTCAGAAAAAAGCGGGGGATGGATGCGCGCGCTGAACCAGCGACGGACGAAGGAGGAGCAGCAAGACCACCAGCCCAGATCGCGCGCATCCGGTGGCGGGGTCGTGCCCCGCCATCAGGCTGCGCGTCAGCTCAGCCCGAATTTCAGCAGCTTGATCGCGGCAAAGTCGCTGACGTCACCGCCCACCCGTTTGGTGGCATAAAACAGTACATGGGGCTTGGCGCTGAAGGGATCCCGCAGCACCCGCAGGTCGGGGCGTTCGGCAATGGTGTAGCCTGCCGCAAAATCCCCGAAGGCCACTGCAAAGGCATTTGCATCGGCATCCGGCATGTCCTCGGCAATTACCACGCGATACCCCATCAGCCGCGCAGGCTCTGCCGCGGCGAGACCATCGGACCACAGAAACCGGCCATCCGCGTCCTTCAGCTTGCGCAGGATCCCCGCGGTTTTGGAGTTCATCAAGAAGCTGGCATTGGCGCGGTACTGCGCCCCCAGCGCATAAACCAGCTCGATGATCGCATCGCCATTGCCGATGTCGCCCTCGACGCCGGTGGTCGTGTAGCCGATGTTGCCCCAGCTCCAGCTGTTGTTGGCGATGGTCGGGTGCCACAGAATGCCGGTCGGTTTGTCGTTGCCGTCGCCGTTGATAAAGGCGGCCGCCTCCGCGCGGGAGAATTTGTCGGCGATCCGACCCGCCAGCCAGCCTTCAATGTCAAAGGCGCTGTCATCCAGCAGTCGCTGGGACGCCTTGGGCAGCGCCGACAGCTCATGCAGCGGAATGGTCACCCGGTCGATGACCGGCGTTGCGGTTTCGGCCACGGGGCCGGTTTCATTGGCCCAGCCATGACCGATATCGCCGTGGTCGATCAGCACGTCATAAGAGGTCGCCTCAACCGTCACCACCGACGCAACGGCGCGGATGGAGGCGGTGCTGCTGAGCACGGATTTCACCGTCTCGGCTGTCTGCGGGTCGACCAGATAGCCGCCATCGCCGTTGACGGTTGTGCTCATGGCTTTGGCATCCAGGTCAAGCCCGCGCAGGTCGCCATCATCGCCAGAGCGCAGATAGGCATCAAAGGCCTTTTGATGCGGCGCGGCGGCCATTTCGGAACTGGCAAGCGGTGGACGCTGCGGGGTATGGGATTTGCGATCCAGCATGGTCATTCGGTCCTCTGTCTGTTTCAAACGGGCTGCAACATCACCTTTGAAGCCGTTGAATTCCTGAATGAATTCACCCACCGCCTGTTTCACCTCCTGAAGGGGTGGCAGGCTGGCTTCGGGCGACTGCGGTGTTGGGGGATGGTGGGTCATCGCGATGGTCCTTTGCGGTTTCAGGGCAGCATGGGGATCTGATTGCGCCAGATCCGAAGGCGCTTGCGGGCGCGCTCAGCCCGGTTGGGGCCGTGTGGTGCCAGTGCAGGCGCCACGAAGCAGCTCGCAGATTTCAAGCCACAGCCGGGTTTCGCGCGGGTCCGGTTCCGTGGTCTGTCGCGCGCCCTGCGGCGCGGCCTTTTGCTGGGTGTCCGTGCGGTTCAGCCGGGCAGACGGCAGCATCGGAAAGGTGACCAGAGAGACCTCCCAAAGGTCCACCTCGCACAGCTCGCGCCCGCCGCCAGGCCGCGGGCTGGATTTGCGGGTGCGATAGCCGATCGACAGCCCGTCCAATGCGCCCGCCGCGATCAGGGCCGCTGCCTCTGCGCCCTTGTGGGTGCGCGTCAGGATGCGGCCTTTCACATGCAGACCACGGCTGTCTTCGGTGATCTCGTCCCACACCCCAATCGGTTGGGCCGGATCATGTTGCCACAGCATCTTGACCGAAGAGCCAAGCGTGGCGCGGTCCTGGAGAGAGGCGGCATAGGCCCCCGGGCGCACCACATCGCCGCCTTGATCGGGACGACCAAACAGGCTGGCATAGCCCGTGATTTCCACCGTGTCGTCCGCCGCCTCTGCAATCCTGAGATCGCTGCCGAAGCGTGCGAATTTATGTTCCAAATGCGGACAGAACTGCATCACCTTCTCCTGTTATCTCATTGAAACCATGTGCATTACTGCACTGCCAAAAAGGACTGAAACGCCTGAGCAAGGATCACTGCGGCAACGCCATAGACCGTCAGCCAAAGCCGCCGCTCCATCCGCTCCAGCATCATTTCCAGCTGTTCCTGGCGCCGCGTCATGGCCTGCTGCTGCACCTCTGCAATCCGTTCATGGGCGCTGAGGCGCAGACCGGGGGCGCATTCAAATGGCGGCGGGCTGAGGTCAGTCATCGCCTGCACCCTCCGCTATGGGAGGCAGGCCCAGCAGGCTGCGCTTTTCGGAGGCGGTCAGGAAATCGGCGCTGCTGACGCGGCGCCACTGGGCCTCGCGTTCGGCAGCAAGTGCAGGCACCTGATCAAGATCGGGGCGCAGCCGCAGCGCAGCGTCCCCACCCCGCGACAGCCAGTCCGACAGCGCCGCCGTCACCCGCGCCACAAGGGGCAGGACCGTCAGGCGATAAAAGGCGCGGTTGGCCTCCTGATAGTTGGCATAGGTCGCATCCCCCGGCAGCCCCATCAGCATGGGCGGCACCCCAAAGGCCAAGGCGATCTCGCGGGCGGCAGCCTCTTTGGTCTGTTGAAATTCCATATCCGACGGGGAAAAGCCCATCGGCTTCCAGTCCAGCCCGCCCTCAAGAACCATCGGGCGACCGGCGTTGCGTGCGCCCTGATAGTTGGCCTCGATCTCTTCGCTCAGGCGGCGGAACTGATCCTCTGCCATCAGGCCCTGGCCGTCACCACCGCTCCACACCAACGCCCCCGAGGGACGCGCTGCATTATCAAGGAGCGCCTTTGACCAGCGCGACGCCGACGTATGCACATCCACTGCCATCGCCGCAGCCTGCATCGCTGAAAACCCGTAGTGGTCATCCTGAGGGTGAAAGCTGCGCAGATGGCAAATGGGCGCGCTGGCAGAGCGCACATCATAGCGGTGCCTGCGACCCGAAACCTCGTAGTCATAGGCCACCGGCCAGCCATCGGCACCGGGCACCACGCTCATCCGGTCGGGGCGCAGGATATGCAGCTCAGTCGGCAGGGCGGACTGCGCCATATCCTGACTGCCCGCGCCTTCGATGTAGGCATTGCCGCTCAGCAGCAGATGGCCAAACAGCGCTTCGAGAAATTCGGCCCGGCCCTGCCCGCTGTTGGGGCGGTCCAACAGGGCCAGGATCGGGTGGCTGTCATAGCGGCGATTGCCATCCTGCAGAACCAGCGGCAGGGCGGCGGCGGCCTCGGCGATCATCTTGACCGCGCGGTAGCCGACGGGATTGGCAGCAAAGCCATTGCGAGTGAGCGCCCCTGCGTCCCGTGGGCTCCACCCCGGAGCAGATGCACCGTGCCAGCCGATCACACGCGCGGGGGCGGCTGTCTTCGTTTCAACGGGCTTGGGTTTGCGCCGCAGGACGTCAAAGACCATGGTCCATTCCTTTTGCCGGGCGGGCTGTCCGGGGCGTCTGATCGCCGGAGAGCCGGTTGCGTCTTGAGTGAGACCTTTATGCCGCTGAGATTTGAATGAAATTTGAGCGATGCGTTCGCACCCCATGCAACACCCGGCCCAAACCGTTGATAAAACGCATGAAACGCCCGTTGCATGGCGGGCGTTTCAAGGCGTGGTTCCGGGGCAGGCTCAGGTCCAAAGGATCAGGCTCAGGGCCAGAGGGTCAGGGACGGGTCGCTATCAGATCATCCGAACCCGTGGCATCCGGTGCTGTGCGGCGGGGGTCAGCAGCAGTTCGTCCACCGCCCAGACCAGCGCGTCCAGCCGATCCGGGGAGCCCTGCCCGAGATAGCCACGCGGGGTCATCTGACACATCTGATCCTCCAGCGCGCCAAGCCCCGGCAGATGGCGGACCCGCCCCTGTTCATAAAGGGCGGCCACCGGCTCTGCGCGGGCGCCCTTGCTGCGCGCGGCGTGACGTGGGCGGAATGGGACCAGCGGATCAATCTGGCGCAGCAGGCTTTCCACCAGCGCCCCGCCCTGATTGACCTCGGCCACCACCCGATCCGCATCAAAGCGATGGGCGGCATCCACCACGGCCTGTGCCCAGACCAGTGGCCGCGCCCCTTGCACCGTGCAATCGGCAAGCACATAGGCCCGCCAGTCCTGTGGCGGACCCTGCAGCACGGCCCCCACAACAAGAATGCCGCAGGCGTCAGAGGATTTGCCAGCGCTCACCGCCGGGTCAACCGCCACAACCACACGGTCCAGTGGCGGGGGGCGGCGGCCCCGCCCGCCCCCCAACACAGCGGTGGCCCCCAAAACGCCCCCCCCCACCCCCGCACGCCAGAGCCCGCCAAGAACACCCCCCGC